TTGAGAATACCAACCGCCCTTTCGTAAAATTTATCATCTGGTTCTGAACCTTCTGGTAAATGGAGCGTAATGTAATCGGTTATTGTACGGTCGTCCAAATTGGTTTTTCCAATTTTTTCCTTGATTTGGGATAAGATTTTTTCTGTTTCCATTTTTTTTAATAGTTTTTACCTATATTTGTTGCAAATATAGTGATTTATTTTATAATAACAAACGTTAAGTAAAATTTTTTTACTATTTTTGTAAAAATAATAACGAACGGGAGATTTCATCCCTATAAAATGCTTATGGATATTTATTCTGACGTATTGTATAAAGGAAAAGAAGTTTATTCTTACGAGTATATAGACAAATTACGTAAGGATGACCAAAAGAAACGTAACCCTTATAAGATTATTGCACAACGTGGCGGACAAGAGAATATATTGGAATCAGGAGCTGATATTATCATCGGGGGCGGCTCCCGCGGCGGCGGTAAAACGGGAGCTTTGCTTTTAGAGGGGTTAAAAGATTATGAAAATAAGAATTTTAGAGCAATTATTTTTCGAAGAGAGATTGACGACTTATCAGATATAATCGATCTATCTTCTAAATGGTACTCTGACTTCGGTACATATAACCGCTCGAAAGCGGATATGACATGGAATTTCAGTTCGGGCTCTATGTTAAAATTTAGTTATTATTCAGACCCTTATGAAGAATTTAAAATTCGTATGCAAGGTAAACAATATGCTTATATAGGTGTCGATGAAATCACACACATGGAGTATAATAAATTCAAATATCTCATCACAATTAATCGTAATGCTTACAGTATAAAGAACAGATTTATAGGTACGTGTAATCCAGACCCAGATTCATGGGTAGCCAAATTTATCGATTGGTGGATAGGCGAAGACGGATTACCGATACGTGAGCGAGACGGAATAGTTAGGTATTGTTTTATGGACGGAGACGAAGTGCACGATATATATTGGGGTGATACCAAAGAGGAGGTTTACGAGCAATGTAAAAGTATCATCGATAAATATTGGCTCGATTCTTATTCGATTTATGGCTCTCCGGCTGACCTATTTGTTAAATCAGTTACGTTCGTTGAGGCTAAATTAGCCGATAATATACAACTACTAAGATCAGACCCGACTTATCTTGCCAACCTTGCAGGACAATCCGAAGAACAACGAGCAAGAGACTTAGAAGGTAACTGGCACTTCAAAACGGTAGGTGACGACATGATTAAAATAAAGGATATGGAGAACTTCTTCAACAATCCTCAACAAATAGGAGATGGCGTGAGAAGGGTGTCGCTCGATGCAGCATTTGAAGGCGGTGATAATCTCGTGATGTTTTTATGGGTAGGATGGCATATTAAAGATTTGTTTGTTTGCCGTAAGGACTCCAAAGACACGGTAGATGTCGTTAAGGCCAAGCTTAAAGAATGGAGAGTAAGCGAAGAGAACTTTACCTATGATTTGAACGGTATAGGACAAATCTTTAAAGGTTATTTCAAATCTGCAGTACCGTTTAATAACAGAGAATCTGTTGCCGAAGAGGATAAGGGACTTTACGATACAATCAAATCACAAGCTGCTTATCTTTTTGCCAAGAAACTCATCAATAAAGAAATATCAATAGAACCACATCTACTTGAATACAGGTTTGACACAGGTAAGAATAGAAACGTTCACCTAAGACAGATACTGATGGACGAACGTAAAGCCATCAAAGCAAACGCATTGGCTTGGGATAAAGGATTTTCTTTAATTAAAAAGGCAGATATGAAGAAGTTGGTTGGTCATTCACCGGATTTTATAGAGGCTATGCTTATGAGGATGATATTTGAGATTAAAAAGAAAAAAAGTGGAGGAAGACCCCATTGGGGTATAAGATATATTTAACATTCAACAAATAATTATGAAACCAAGAGACATCAAAACAAAAAAAGTGTGGAAACGTGTAATGCCGTTCGGGTATTTATCGGGGAGTCAATTTTCTTCGACAGAAGAGCCGGTTGCAGCGCCATACGACAATTTAGTATACAGAACTATATCGCAGGCAGACTTTCTAAGGGAATTTTATCCTTCGGGTCATGCCATTAACGACCCGACTGTTTATCCAGACATTTACAAAGAAGAAATAGTACCTGTTTATGACGATAACGGTGAACAGATAGGCACCACACGAAAGATTTACAAAGAATGTGTACCCAGATATGCCTTTGCATTTCAACAGATTATTGCATTAAAACAGATTGTTCATCTTTGCGGAGAAGATATTCAAATCGATTTGAACACCGATAATCCGACAGAAGAACAGAAATCTAATACATTGCTTGTACGAACAGGTTGGGCTGCAAAGAATATGGAGCTTGCTTTTTACGAAGCGGTAAAATCGGTTAAGATTACAGGAGATGCGGCACATGTAGGATTTGTCAATAATGGTGTTTTCGGGTACAAAACATTGTCGTTTCTCACAGGTGACACACTTTATCCGCATTTCGACCCGATAACTGGAGAGTTGATCGTATTTGCAAGGTCGTATTACGATTACGACGAAGATGGCAACAAGATAACCGAATGGCTTGAGGTTTGGGACGATACGAATCTTATCAGGTATAAAAGAGGTAAGAGAGGTATAACCAACAAAATACGTGATATATTCGGATTAGAAGGATACAAAGAGGTCTATCGCAAAGAACACGGGTTTCCGTTTGTACCTGTGGCTTATAAGCGTGATAACGACGGTGCATGTTGGACTCATTCTCAAGACTCCATCGAAGAATACGAGTTGGCATTCTCTCAAATGGCACAGAACAACCAGGCATACGGATTCCCCATCCTTTACTTACAAGGAGACGGCGAAACGGCTATAGGTAAAGAGTTCGACATGAATGGTTCGATCAAGGTATTGGAGATGGGTAAGGAGGATAAAGCCGGGTATCTTAATGCTCCTAATGCTTCGGAGTCTTTCATGAAACAATTGGACACGCTTTATAAACTTATTTACGAACAATCGTTTACCGTTATACCTCCGTCATTGAAATCGGGAGACCTGCCTGCGGCTGCACTTAAAATACTTTATTCACCAGCATATGAGAAGGCAATGATTGACTCACAAGAGTTTCAACCGTTCTTGAACGACATGGTTAAAATATTTCTTTACGGATACGGGTTGGAGATGAAAAAAACCATCGATTTTATAAATCTACCCTTAAGGTGGTGGATTAAACCTTATGTACACGTATCGGAGAGCGCAATGGTTGCGGACTTGGCTACCTCTGTACAAAACGGATTTCTATCAAAACAGACGGCGTCAGAGAAGATTTCGATGTACTCTACGGTAAGCGAGTGGGACAGAATCATCAAAGAGCAGAAGGCAAAGAGAGCCGCAGAGCTTGAAGCGGAGATTGAAAGAATGAAAGCAATGAATAAAAATAATACTGAAAATGGCGAACCCAATAATATACGAATTTGATCCATCTGTTTACCCAAGAAAGATGTGGGTTGCTGTAACAAAAGATGTTGAATATTTGAAAAATCATTTTTATTTCGAAGATGATGTGAGTGGATTTGAAAATCAGTTTAATGCTGTTGTTTTTTCTGCTGTAGAAGTGAAAACATTCAATAATGGTGTTTTTGTATTATTTTCTTCAAAAAAGCACATGACAGTTGAAACAATAGCACATGAATCCGTTCATGTAACCACAATGATATTTAGGGATTGCACAATGAAATTTAGTTTTGAGAATGGATTAGACGAGCATTTTGCCTATATGGTAGGATGGGCTGCAAATTGTATGAACAAAATCAAAACCGGTAAAGTACAAAAGAATAATATCTTAGAAGAAAAATGAACTCGCATTATAATCTAAAAAATAGGGCTCGTTGTGAGCCCTTTTTTGTTAACCGTTCTTGTTTTTTTCTAATTCTTTTATCCTTTTGCGAAGAGAATCAATATTCTTGGCGATAATCGAAAGCTCGCTGTGACTAAATTCTAATGCA